TCTAGGAAGATCCACTTACAATCCAATGCTTGTGCCATGAACCTAACCCTTGCAAGTATCTCATCATTAGATGTAGAACCAAAGTGATCAAAGGCAAAGAACCTACCAGTACCTACAGTATCATCAAACCATTTATCTAATTCTTCTCTACTATATTTCTTACGTATCTCATTGATATACAATCTTGCATTAGCTTCAACAGACATAATATTAAAGGCTGTGTTCTTAGTGTTCTCTTCTAGTGCTAGTATACCTACGTTGTCCTTTGTATTCTTTAACATATGATGCATCAACTCACGCATGATAGAACTCTTACCCATACCTGCACCTGATGTCAGAGTAATCAGCTCACCAGTACGCATACCATAGGTCTTCTCATTAAGTTTAGCCCAAGGAAATAGTACAGTCTCACAGTACTCTTCTTCAAACAAAGTATCCTTTAACTCTTTTAAGTTTACTATACCTGCAGGAGTATAAGTCTTTGCATTCCACCATGCCCTAGAGAACTGCTCACGTTTATTCATCTTGAGATATTCGTTAGCATCTTTATGTTCCATGTGCATGACCTTACACTTGTTAGGTGAAAAGAGTTGAGCTACCTTCTCACTTGCTTCTCTCCCTTGCTTATCCATATCAAAGGATATAACAATCTGATCAAAGCTATCAAGATATTCAAAGGCTTTCTTGCAATCACGTAGTGCTGAATGTGCTCCACTCTTTATAGATACACATGCCCACTTGCTACCTAGCA